GAATTGCCATCGTGCATTGCTAGGATCCATAAAACCTATCAAGTAGATAGCGTTGCAAATATGAAGTGTTACCAGTACGTAGAAACACCTAATAACGTTATCTGCGTTTACAATACTACCTCATCAGTAGGTAGAATGAATGATACAATCACAATCAATCGTAAGAAGGAGTCGGAGACGCTTTATAGCATCAACGCTCTTAATACGCTTATTCAAGAATTAAACAATGGAGTGCTAGACAAAAGCTTTCGAGTGGAGTGGGCACAATATAAAAATAAATTAATGTTATCTGATCGTAATGGATTATTTCGATTAATTGACATTAAAGAGTTGCAATAACGGTTAAAAGAACGTATAGTTAGTCAAAGGGTTAAGTCAGAAGTAGTACAAGAGCATAATTAAAACACACAGCAGGCTCACTACATACTCGATACTTAGCTTGACAGTAAATAAAGTATAAACCTTAAAAACAAAAAGCAGATGGCATTAAATTTAGATGCGCTAAAAGCGAAGCTCCAGGAGCTTCAGTCAAGTTCTACTGGTAAGAAAAACTCAGATGTATTCTGGAAACCACCGGTAGGAAAGTCTCAAATCCGTATTGTACCTTACGCATTTGACAAATCAAACCCATTTCAAGAACTTTACTTCCACTACGAGATTGGTAAGAAAACCATGCTCTCTCCGGTAAGTTTCGGAAAGCCAGATCCAATCGTTGAGTTTTCTGAAAAACTTAAAAAGAGTGGAGACAAGGAGGATTGGAAACTAGGTCGTAAAATTGAACCTAAGTTCCGTTGCTACGTTCCAGTAATCGTTCGTGGTCAAGAAAGTGAAGGTGTTAAGTTCTACGCTTTCGGTAAAAAAATCTACACTGAGTTATTAGGTGTGATTGCTGATCCAGATTACGGAGACATCACTGATCTTATGGGTGGCCGAGACATCACAATCGAATGTGTTGCTCCAGACAAAGATGGTGCATATCCAACTTACACAGTACGAGTAAAACCTAACACAACCCCTGCGACAGAGGATAAGGAAGTTGCTAACAAGATCGTAAACGAACAACCGGAGTTAACTAAAATGTTCTCTGAATTGTCTTACGAAGAGATGAAAGAAGAGTTGGCTAAGTGGTTAAACCCAGACAGCAACGAAGCTGACGGAACAGTCACTAAACCAGCAATCACTTCAGCTAAAACTGTAACAACAACCGACGACATCGAAGACGCATTCGGCGAGTTATTTAATTCATAAACAAGATGGCAAAACAAAAAGTTACACCCGATGAAATAGCGGGAAGGGACGAACTTGCACAAAAGTTAGCAGATGGTCTCAACAAGAAGTTTAAGGACTTTAAGGCTGTACATTTTCTAGGTAGTGAGGATACTCAAACTGATCTCAGAGAGTGGGTGTCAACTGGATCAACTACACTAGATCTTGCCATATCAAATAGACCTGATGGAGGTTTACCGGTAGGAAGAATCGCTGAGTTCACCGGTTTAGAAGCTTCTGGTAAATCTCTTATCATGGCTCACTTACTAGCTAACACACAGAAGAAAGGTGGTATTGCAGTGTACATCGATACAGAGAATGCATTGAGTGAAGAGTTCTTATCAGCTGTAGGAGTTGATGTGAAGAATATGCTTTATGTTCCTTTGGAGACTATCGAAGACATTTTTGAGTCTATTGAAACGCTTATTACAAATATCCGTAACACAAGCAAAGATCGATTAGTAACTATTGTAGTTGACTCAGTCGCTGCAGCAACTACTAAGATTGAACAAGATGCTGATTACGATAAGGATGGATGGGCAACTTCAAAAGCGATTATCATGTCTAAAGCTCTTCGTAAGATTACAAACCTAATTGGAAAGGAGCGAGTGATTCTAGCATTCACAAATCAGTTGAGAGAGAAGTTAGGAGCAATGTTTGGTGATCCATACACAACGAGTGGAGGAAAGGCTTTACCATTCCATGCTAGCTGTCGTGTACGATTGAAGTCAGTTGGAAAGATCAAAGACAAAGAAGGTGAAATCATTGGTGTTCAAACAGAAGCACAGATTGTTAAGAACCGCTTTGGTCCTCCTTTCAAGAAAGCTACCTTCAACATCTACTTCGATTCTGGTATCGACGACTACTCAAGTTGGCTTGACTCATTGAAGAAGTACAAAGCAATTAACCAAAGTGGTGCTTGGTATGAAATCGTGATGGAAGACACGGGTGAAGTTGTGAAGTTTCAATCAAAGGATTGGCAAAAGCTTCTTCGCGAAAGAGATGATGTTAGAGAGTATTGTAAGGGTCTATTAGAGAAAAACTCTATCTCAAGTTACAAACCACAAGATGCTATTGATACAGATGATCTGGAAATCGATAACAGCGGTGAATTGCTAGAAGCATGATAAAAAACAAATACGCTGCATTACTAAATCAGCTAAGGTTACGAGAGGAGGCACCACATTCAGATCGCAATGATCGAGTTCTGATTGTGGATGGGTTAAACACTTTCATAAGAGCTTACTCATCCAGTCCCGCATTAAACGCAAATGGAGAACACGTCGGAGGCATCTCCGGCTTTCTCCTAAGCGTGGGGCATGCAATCAAGACAGTCGATCCAACCCGAGTAGTAGTGGTGTTTGATGGAAAGAATGGTTCAGCTAAGAGACGACAACTGTATCCTGGATACAAGTCTACTCGTAAGGTTACAATTCGTTTGAACCGAGCAGAGGCTGTAGATAAAGAAGACAATCAATTACAGCAGTTAGTTCGCTTAATTGATTACTTAGAGACTCTACCAATCACAGTCATCACTTTAGATGAGTCAGAGGCAGATGACGTTATTGCATACATCACAAATGAGTATCTCGAGAAGCAAGAATCGCATACATTTATCATGTCCTCTGATAAAGATTTTTTACAACTAGTGAGTCCTACTACACACGTATGGAGTCCTACAAAAAAGAAGTTATACTATGAAGATGACGTATATACAGAGTACGGTGTTATTCCTCAGAACTTTGCTGTCTTTAGAGCTTTGGATGGTGACAGTTCAGACAACATTCCAGGTGCTCCAGGTTTAGCGCCAAAGACAATCTTAAAGCGTTTTCCTAAACTAGGAGAGCAGCGAGAGATTAGCTTAGATGAGTTCTTTGAATACGCAAAAGCACTTGCTGCCGACTCTAAGGTGAAGGTTTATAAAAACGTAGTAGAAGCTGAGGAAGATGTAAGATTGTACCACAAAATCATGCAACTCCACGAAAGCATGCTTAACGGAACGGTTAAGATGCGAGCAACCAATCTAATGAACCAACCAGCAAGTAAGCTCGCAAAGATGAAGTTTCATCAACTCCTAGTAGAAGATGGAATGACGTCAGCAATTAAGAATCCCGAAATGTGGTTAAGGGATATTGCAACAAAGATTAATCATTTTGTAGATTAAGTTGCTTCACAGAGAAAAATAGGGTATAGTTACAGTATGGGTATTCAAGATACATTTCAGTTATATGGAGGGGGCTTTCAAAATAAGCTGCTAGCAGTCTTATTAAAGGACAGAATCTTTTTACAACAGATACATGATATCATTGATGACAAGTACTTTTCCTCAGAAGCTAGCCAATGGATTGCAAAAACAACTATCAAGTACTTTGAAGAGTATAAGAACACACCAACACTAGAGGTGTTAAAAGTTGAGATCGATGCAATCAGTGAACCAGTAATGAAGACGGCAATCGTTGAGTCGCTTAAAGATGTGATGAAACAGATTGACGCAGAGGACTTAACCTATATCAAAGACAAGACCCTAGATTTCTGCAAGAATCAAAAACTCAAGAGTGCAATCTTATCTTCAGTTCAACTACTTCAATTAGGAAAGTACGATGAGATCAAGACAGAGATTGACGAAGCTATGAAAGCTGGAACCGATAAAGACATTGGTCACGAGTATATTGATCACGTAGAAGCACGCTTTCAGCAAAACAATCGCCAAGTAATAACAACACCATGGGATGTAGTTAATGCTATCATGGATGGAGGACTTGGTGCGGGAGAGATGGGAGTGTTTGTTGCTCCGGCAGGTATCGGAAAGTCGATGGCATTAGTTAATGCAGCAGCGGCTTGTGTTAAAGCTGGCTACAATGTAAACTACTATACACTAGAGCTTTCCGATACGTATGTTGGAGGACGATTCGATAGTCACTTCACCGGCATACCAACACAAGACCTCAAGTATCACAGAGAGGAAGTTGAGGCATCCGTAGCTAAGTTGAAAGGAAACTTAGTAATCAAATACTACCCAACAAAGACTGCAACTGTAACGACAATTGCAGCCCACATGGATAAGTGTATCATGCAAGGAGCAAAGCCAGATATCATATTTATTGACTATGCGGATTTGTTGCGTGATGCAGGAACAAACAGGAATGCTCGCCATGATCAAGTACTCGGAGGTATCTACGAAGAGTTAAGAGGATTGGCAGGCCAATATCAGGTACCGCTATGGACTGCGAGTCAGGCCAACAGAAGTGCTGCTGATCAGGAGATCATCGAGGCCGACAAGATTGCGGAATCGTACACCAAAGTAATGGTGGCGGACTTTATTGTATCTTTGTCTAGGAAGACAGCTGATAAGATTAGCGGTACTGGTAGATGGCACATTATTAAGAACCGTTTTGGACCGGACGGTTTGACGTTCCCAAGTAAGATGAATATGTCAGTATGTAACATTGAAATCTACGAAGAGAATACAATACTAGGTCAACAAACAAAGAAAATAATGAAAAACGACGATCAAGTAGTGCGGTCAGCGTTAGCAAATAAGTTTAACGAATTGAATAATTTATTGTGATTTTTTCCGAGAAAACGCACGTTTTCGCCAAAAAACCAGACTATTTACTCATACACATCACATTACTAACCTTAAAATTTAACAACAATCTATGATGACACTATCGAATGAGATATTGAGTGATATCACTATCTTCCTAAAGTATGCAAAGTACATTCCCGAACTCAACAGAAGAGAGACGTGGCAAGAACTAGTTGACCGCAACAAAGAGATGCACATTAAAAAGTATCCAAATCTATCCAAAGAGATTGAAGATGCGTACCAATTTGTGTATGACAGAAAAGTTTTACCATCAATGCGCTCGATGCAGTTTGCAGGAAAGCCAATTGAAATTTCACCAAACAGAATCTACAACTGTGCATACTTGCCAATCGATGATGCACGTGCATTTGGAGAGGTGATGTTCTTGTTGTTAGGAGGAACAGGAGTAGGTTATTCAGTACAGAAGCATCACGTAGAGTGTTTGCCAGAAATCAGAAAACCAAGCTCAACTAGAACACGACGATTCTTAATTGCAGATTCAATTGAAGGATGGGCTGATGCAGTTAAAGCATTGGTACAGTCTTACTTCAACGGAGGATCAAAGCTTCGTTTTGACTTCTCTGACATTCGTCCAAAAGGTGCTAGGTTAGTAACGTCAGGAGGTAAAGCACCAGGACCTCAACCACTGAAGGAGTGTTTATTGAAAGTGCAGGGAATCCTAGATGCAAAAGAAGATGGTGATCAATTACAACCAATCGAAGTACACGATGTAGTGTGTCACATTGCAGATGCAGTATTGGCTGGTGGTATTCGTAGAGCAGCTCTTATTAGTTTGTTCAGTGCTGATGACGATGAGATGATTTCATGTAAGTCTGGCAACTGGTGGGAAAACAATCCACAAAGAGGACGTGCTAACAACTCAGCTGCATTACTAAGACACAAAGTTACTAAAGAGTTCTTTATGGACCTTTGGAAGCGTGTAGAGTTATCAAACGCAGGGGAGCCAGGAATCTACTTAACTAACGATAAAGATTGGGGAACTAACCCATGTTGCGAGATCGCACTACGTCCATTCCAGTTCTGTAACCTATGTGAAGTAAACGTATCTAACATCGAGTCTCAAGATGACTTAAACGAAAGAGTACGTGCAGCAACGTTCATTGGAACATTACAAGCAGGTTATACAGACTTCCATTACCTTCGTCCAATCTGGCAACGTACAACAGAGAAAGATGCTTTGATTGGTGTATCTATGACTGGTATCGGATCAGGTACAGTATTAGGATACGACATGAAGCAAGCTGCTGAGGT